AAGGTACGGGTTCAAATGATTTTAGTGATGGCGAGTTAGCGTTTACAAGTTTTAAACGTGCGTTACGTAAATATAAGATTAGTTGGGTTGGCGCCAATGCTAACAACGGCACGCCAAGAATACACCCAACAGAAAAACCGATAAAATTATACGAATGGTTAATAATGAATTACGCGAACCCGGACGATAAAATTTTGGATACGCATTTGGGGAGCGGTTCGATAGCAATTGCTTGTCACAATTTGGGCTATCAATTAACGGCGTGCGAATTAGATAAGGATTATTATAAAGTTGCTTTAAAAAGAATAGAACAGCACAAAGCTCAACAAAGATTATTTTAATGGCAAAAGCATTACAACCAACACCCGAACATCAAAAGGCCCTTAAATGGTGCTTAAAAAACGATATAAAGGTATCACAACACCCAACTTTAAAAGGCTTGCGAATTGAAATAAACAACCGCGGAAAACGTATTTTATCGCCAGGAACTTACAGCAAAACAGAAGCTAGCAACAAATGTTGGGATTTATATTTGTACCTTTACAAAAAATATTATTAATTATGAGATTAAATTTTAATACAATTATATACCCGATTTATGGTTTTTTGTTAGGCGTTAATTATTGGAATTCTAAAATGGAACACGTCGTCATTGATTCAGCAATTGAAGACAGCGACGAACATTGTTTTGAATTTCATTTGTTTATTATTGGAATTTCTTTTGTTTGGTACACGGAAAAATAAAATTTTTATTGTTTAAATTTGTCACATGAGTACAAACGCGAACATATTAAAAAAGAAATTAATTGCCTGCATGGAGTCATCATTGGGCATAGTCACAACAGCTTGCAAAATGTGCGGTTGTTCAAGGACAACGTTTTATAAATATTACAATCGTGACAAAAAATTCCGCGAAGCCATTGACGATTTGCAAAACCTGACATTGGATTTTGTTGAATCACAATTGCACGAACAAATAAAAGAAGGTAATACAACGGCCACAATATTTTATCTAAAAACAAAAGGCAAAAAACGCGGATTCATTGAGCGCCAAGAAATAGAAATGAACGGCGGCATTGAATCAAAAATCATTCAGTGGACACCGGCAAAGGACAAATAAAAGAGTTTTGTAACGTTCAATTTTATCAAACCTTAAATTCCAAGGCGCGAATTAAAGTACATCAGGGCGGAACGCGATCCGGTAAAACCTATGCCATTTGTCAATTCTTAATTTATAAACTTACAACAACCAAAAAGCCGCTCACAATATCAATTGTGCGGAAAACATTGCCGGCGCTTAAACGGTCAGTATTACGCGATTTTATAAGCATTGCCACAAAATTGGGTGTTTACTATAAAGGCGAACACAACAAAGCTGAAAACGTTTTTAAATATAACGGTTCGATTGTGCAATTTTTGTCAACCGATGATCCGCAAAAGATTCGGGGCGCTAAACACGATATTTGTTTTTTAAATGAGGCCAACGAATTGACGTTTGAAGACTTTAGACAATTGAACATGCGAACTGTTGATCAATTAATTATTGACTTCAATCCGTCCGATCCGGTGCATTGGCTTTATAATGAAGTCATCGAACGGGATGATTCGGATTTATTTATAACAACTTACAAGGACAACAACTTTTTGCCGTCCGAATTGATCCAGGAAATTGAACGCATTAAATTACGTGATCCCGATTATTGGCGCGTTTATGGTGAAGGCAAACGCGCGATATTTTCAGACCGTCAAATATTTACAAATTGGAAATATATTCCATTGAGCGATTTTCCGGATTTTGACGAAACAATTTTGGGAATTGATTTTGGATTCACAAACGATCCGTGCGCGATTCTTGAAGTCGGTAAAATACGCGATAAACTTTATGTTAACGAACTAATGTACAAAAAAGGAATGACCAATCGCGACATTGCAAATTTTTTAAAATCAATAGGCAAAGCGGACGTCTTGGCTTATTGTGATTCGGCCGAACCAAAATCAATTGTTGAATTGCGACAAATGGGCGTCTTGGCAAAAGCTGCAACAAAAGGCGCCGGATCAATAAGCGCCGGAATTAGTTTATTGAAGGAACACGAAATATTTGTTTCGGAACAATCAATAAACCTAAAACACGAACAACACACGTATTTTTGGCAGCGCTTAAAAGACAATACAATCATTAACAAACCGATTGACGCAAACAACCATTTAATGGACGCGTTGCGGTACGCCGTTTATTCAAAATACAAAAACCGAACAGAATTTTTTGTAGTATAAAAACTATTTTAAAATTTTGTATTTTTACAAAAATTTATTTACGCGTTAATTTATGGCTTCTATTTTTGACCGCTTCAAATCCCTATTAATAAAAAATTCACAAAGTACCGCGCAACAATATAACCGCGCGATTTATAACTACATCGGAAATTCAATTGTTTGGAACGCCGAAAATGATGATTCGTATATAAGCGAAGGGTATAGAAAAAACGCGACGATTTATTCGCTTATTAATATAATAACAAAAGCCGCAACAACGATTCCGTTTCAGATTTACGAAAAGACAAACGAAAATGATTATAAACGCTTTCAAGCTATAACAAGCGGAACGTTTGACGCCTCAACAATTCAGAAGGCCGCAATATTACAAAAGCGGTCAATGGTTGAATTACAAGACACCGAATTACACAAAGTATTGGAACGCCCAAACCCGGCGCAATCTTACAATTCGTTTATTTCTGAATTAATTGCATTCGGCAAATTAACCGGCAACCGTTATATTTACGGCATTGGACCGGACACCGGGGCCAACGTTGGAAAATATACGGAACTTTATGTCATGCCGTCGCAAATAATGGAAATTATTTCTAACGGTATAATGGAACCCGTTTCAAAATATCGCGTTGAATACAACGGAACGTTTGAGATTGACGCCGATGAAATATGCCACATAAAGGACTATAATCCATTTTATGACGGGACCGGTTCACATCTTTACGGACAGTCGCCATTGCGCGCCGGAATGCGATCATTGACGACAAATAACGAGGCGACACAAACGGGCGTTAAATACTTACAAAACCAAACGGCGCGCGGTTTATTGATGTCAGATGAAGGCGACATTAACGAGGTGCAAGCGCAACAATTAAAAGACAAATTTCGCAAACAATTTCAAGGTTCCGACAACGCCGGCGATGTTATCATCACGCCAAAAAAATTGTCATGGGTTAACTTTGGATTGAACGCCGCCGACGTTTCATTGATCGAACAATATAACGCTTCAATAAAAGATTTATGTAATATTTACAACGTTCCGGTTCAATTACTAAACAATACCGATTCGGCCTCGTATAACAATATGAAGGAAGCTAAAAAGGCATTATACCAAAACGCCGTGATTCCGGAACTGTTAAAAATTAAAGACGAATTAAATCGTTGGTTGGCGCCAAAATACGGCGAAAAACTTTGCATTGAATTTGATTTTTCGGTTATTCCGGAACTCCAAGAAGAGACCGACAAAGTGGTTGATCAACTTACAAAAGCATGGTGGATCACGCCAAACGAAAAGCGCGCCGCTATGAATTACGGAAAAGACGAACAAACGCCCGAATTGGATGATTATTTTGTTCCGGCAAATCTTATTCCGGTAAAATCAAACCAAATTGAAACGGAAATGGAATCTGTTGACGTTGATGTCAATAAATTTTTAAGCAAAAAATTAGTTCCAGGGATGACGGACGTTTTCACAACTGTTGATGAAGCCGAGGCACGCGCCGCCGAACTAAACGGATCAGGTTACCACGAACATTCTTTTGACGGCGAAACTGTTTACATGCCTTTTAATTCACATTCAGAATATCAAGCCGCGATTGAGGCGCAAAAATATCATCATGAAGACGAAGACGAAAAATATTATCACGATGACGATGAAGACGAAAACGACAAAAAACAAATTTCCGCACGTTTGCGCAAAGCCTTAAAAAAAAAAGCTGACGACCACAATGAGGCCGTAAATAATAACCCGAACAAAAAAACAAACGTTCCAACGCTTTTTAAGGTTTACGAACGTGGGATCGGTGCTTATAGAACAAATCCCCAAAGCGTTCGGCCATCGGTATCATCGCCGCAGCAATGGGCAATGGCTCGCGTCAACTCTTATTTATTTGCATTGAGAAACGGTAAATTTAGAAGCGGTAAACACGACACCGATTTATTGCCCGAAGGCCATCCAATGTCAACCCGTGACAAAAATTATCACGATAAAAAATTTACAGATTACCCACAAACCGCAACCAACAACGCCAAACGAATGTTGGAATTTCGCGAAAAATACGGCGATCAGGTGACGGCAGGCACGATGACCGGTTGGCGTCGCGCCCGTATGATTGCAAATCGTGATCCGCTCACATTGGACATGTTGCGACGCATTAAATCATTTTTTGCACGTCATGAAGGCAATCAAACCGTTGCGGATCGTTTCAAAGACACGCCATGGCGCGACAATGGTTTTGTTTCTTGGAATCTTTGGGGCGGTACTGCAATGAAAAATTGGGTTAATAAAACGTTAGATAAAATAGACGATTAGATTGAAATTAGATCGCGACAAATGGCAAACGGATTTTGAAAAGCAATTGGACATTGCCGAAAAAAAACAAATTGCAATTGTAAAACGTTTTTATAAAAGCGAATATAACAAAGGCATTGAATCTTTTATTGCGGACGGTCAAACCAATTTTCAAAACCTTTTTGACAACAAACCATTGTTAAAAATTTATTCCGATTTATATACACAAATTGGAATCCGTTTTGCTAATTGGTACGCAAAAACTTTTGAAAACTATTTGACAAAAAAAATTGACACAACAAATCTTGATGACATTTGGGCGGCTAAATTTGCAGCTTTGGGCGTTTCGGTTGGTTCGCAACGCGTTACATTGGTTTCGGGTACTGCAAAACAAACACTTATTAGAATAACACAACGGTTGATGTCCGATCCCGAATTCATGACATTGGGCGCTATAGAAAAGGGGCGTATTTTACGCAACCAATTCAACAGATATTCACAATACCAGGCCGAACGATTGGTGCGCACCGAAGCAACGGCGGCGGCTAATTTTGCGACATCAGCAGCCGCAACAACAATTTTTCCGGGCGATCAATTACAAAAAGAGTGGATTGCTGCGTCTGACGAAAAAACACGGCCAACTCATAGAACGGCCGACGGTCAAACCGTTGACCAAAACGCTCCGTTTACTGTTGGCGGTTTTTCAATGATGTTTCCGGGTGATCCAAGCGCGCCAGCAAAAGAGGTTATAAATTGTCGTTGTTCAATTGCTCACATTCCAAAAGAAGGAGCGCAAACCATTGAGGAAATTCAAAACATTGGATTGGGCGTTGCTGCCGGCGGATTTACTAATTTTTAAAAATCGTATATTTACAAAAATTTTCTTATGAATACTATAATATATAAAGCGGCGCCCGTTGGTGAATTAATTGACGCCGACGAAAAGGCCGGAATTATCAAAGGTTACGGAAGTTATTTTGGGAATAAAGATTCCGACAATGACGTAATTATGAAAGGCGCATATAAAAAGACAATCGCCGAAAATGGTGACCGCGTTAAATATCTATATCAACATGACATGAATCAACCGATCGGAAAAATGGTTGAATTATATGAAGACGATAAAGGTTTGGTATTCACGGCCGAAATTGCCAAAACACAATTGGGAATGGACGTTGTTGAATTAATGAAAACCGGCGTCATTACCGAAAATTCAGTCGGTATAATGCCAATTCAAAAACAAAATAAAGAAAATTACCGCGAGATTACAGAGGTTAAATTGTATGAAGTTAGCGCCGTTACTTTAGCTGCTAATGATCAAGCAAAAATTTTAGACGTCAAAGGCAATATTGACGTCAATAAATTGTCAAAGAGATACGACAATTTATGTAAACTAATTCGCAAAGGTTCAATTTC